GTTTGGTCGGTTTGGGGATCAGCTAGTGATGCCCACACGCATGGAGAACAAGACGCTGATCCACGAGGTGGGGCATTACGTTGGGTTGCACCATGTGTTTAATGACGTAGATTATTGCGGGGAAGACCTAGGACCTTGCGAAGAAACTGGGGATTGGGTGTGCGACACCCCTCCAACAAAAGTAAACTGGAGCTGTGAAACCCCTATCTGCCCTCCAGGATTGTACAACTACACCCCGAACAATCACATGGACTACTATGTAGATTCATGCAGAACAAACTTTACTACAGGACAGATAGAACGCATACATGCGTTTCTCCCAATATTACGCCCAGGAATAACAGATCCCCCGAGTGGTCCAGAAGAGCCCGTGTGCTACGGAGACATCAGCGGAGATTTTGTTGTAGGTATGAACGACATCTTGTTGATGCTAGAGCACTGGGGAGAAATAGACTGGGAAGGAGGAGATATAAACGGGGATGGGTACTTTACAGTTTCTGATGTCAATATCATATTAACAGAATTCGGAACCGTGTGCCCACAAGCAGAGCAAGATCCATTTTACAGAGAAGAAAACGAACTGATAAAAACCGAATCAGTAAAATCATTACTAGATTTGTTAGATAAATATCAGAAAAATGGACTTAGAAGTAATTAGATTTAGCTCTGCTAAAGACAGCACACTAGGCCTGCTGTTTAACGTAACAAATGATAAGAGAGAATTTCTTTGCTACACTCTTGAAGACGAATACAGAGAAGAAAAGGTTATGCATGAAACCCGTATCCCTGCTGGGACGTATGAAATCAAGCTTCGTACGTGGGGTAGAATTCATGAAAACTATACTAAACGCTTTGCTGACATTCATAAAGGGACTCTTTGGCTTCAAGATGTTCCTAATTTTAAGTATATTCTTATCCATTGCGGTAATGACGATGATGATACTAGCGGGTGTTTACTCGTGGGTGACACGCAAACAGAAAACATAAAGTCCGACGGCTTTGTGGGATCATCTACAAACGCATACAAAAGAATATACCCCCCAATTGCTGAAGCAATAGAAAATGGGGAGTGCGTAGAAATTACTTACATAGATTTTGATACTATATAACTTTCCTTTATATATTTGCTGCAAAGCAAACTATAATGGCAAAGTTAAAATTCAAACCAACCCGTGACTGGGTAGTATTCGCATCCCCGCGAGTAGAAAAAACAGATTCCGGCATTCACCTTGTTGGGGCAGCTCAAAAAGCAGTAAGTACAAATATTGTAGAAGTATTAGCTGCAGGCCCAGAATGCCAAATGGTTAAAGAAGGTGATACAGTTCTTGTACACCCAGAGTCAGGAGCTCTTATCATACATTTAGATGAGGGAGAGTTTGCCTGTGTCAATGAGTTCCAAGTTGTAGGGGTTATCCCAAAACTCATATAAAAAATGAACGGGACAGTAACAATCCCGTTGAAAGAGTTCGATGAATTACGAGATTCATCGGAAGCTGCGCTGGAAATGAAAAGGAAACTATCTATGGCCGCAAAGGAAATAGAAGTGTTCCTGTCTTTCCTGTGTACGCGCGAGCACATACAGGTGTATGTAGATGAATTCAACAAACAAGCAGTCCGAACTACAATAAAAATTGTAGACGGGAAGGCAAAAGTGCAGATAAATGAAAACACTTAAGATCAAAGTGGACTCTACGCTTAAGTATCTGCAGGTATTTAATGGTATACTTGAACTAACAGATAAAGAGCTCCTAGTCCTATCCAAATTCATTGACGTGTCAGACACGGTCAATCTATGCTCCCCAGAAAACAAAAGAGAGGTAGCTAAGTCACTGAATATCAAGGATTACAACACCTTGAATAACTATGTTAAGAAGCTAAAAGACAAGGGGGCAATTAAGAAAACAAAGAATGGGTATGCACTATCCCCAATTCTATCCCCACAGAAGAATGTAAGCTTACAAATACTTTACGCAGATGCCTAAGAAACTCTCTATATTTAGAATGCTAAACGACTTTAAGAAAGAGTTAGTAGAATACGCAAGGCAAGGCGCCCCAAACGTAGATGAACATACGTACAAAGACAGACTGCACACATGTAACAAATGCCCACATCTAAAGAATGCTTATAGGTGTGGGCTTTGTGGTTGTGTAGTAGAAGAGAAAGCAAAATGGGGAACAGCCGACTGCCCTGACAATAGATGGGATAAGTATGAAGGAGAAGGTAATAATTCAGAAGCTGGCCAGTGAGCACAACCTCCCACTGCATAAAGTAGAAGAGGCTGTTTATTATCAGTTTAAATATGTAGCAGATGTGATCCGTGCCGGGAAGTTTGAGTCAGTTAGACTCCCATTTCTAGGTAAGTTTCACGTGAGAAAAGGAAGATTAAACTATTTGAATGAAAGATCTGATAACAGTTAGCGGAAATAAGGTAATCCCGTCCCCATATGCACTCACTATACCAGAGTTTAAGATTCTAAAGGTAGATGAGCTGTCTGCGGTGTACTTTTTTGTAGACCATCGCTCCCCATACAGTGTATATGACGAAGAAAACAGGTGGGAACAAATAAAAGAAGTCCTAAAAGTACGTGCATCCCCCAATATCAAGGCTGCAATACAGGTATATGCAGAGTTATCAGAGACATCTGCAGTAAAACTCCTAAAAGCTGCACGTGCATCCGTAACAAAGCTGGAGAAATACTTCAATGACGTGGATCTCACCATGATGGATGACAATGGGAAGCCCATATTCCACGCAAAAGACCTAATATCTAACCTTGCTAACATGGCCAAGGTAGTGCAGGGGCTAGATGACCTAGAAGAGCTAGTTAAAAAGCAGCAACAGAAGGAAAACCCTAACCGTGGTGGGGTGGTCACTAACAAATACTCACAATGAAGATATTTATAACAGGCTGTGCAAAGACTGGCACTACTCTGGTTAGAAGACTATTTAACGCATACGACTTAAAAGTCTGCAACAGCAAGGAGATATCACTGAGTGAGTTTATATCATCTGACTATCAGGTAGGAAAAAGAACAGTAGGTACAGTGTTTAGTGGAGCCTCTAATGAAAAAACAGTAGCTACGCAGTTAGCAGAAATAAAAAAGAATAACATCAAGATCATTAATGTATTTAGAGGCAGAACCGCCACACTTGCTAGCTCTAATAGTTACGTAAAGCCTAGCAGATACGACAGGTGTATGTTTGATATGTATATGTTCCCAGAGTATATAGACTGCCTAGTTAGATATGAGGAGTTAATTAAAAATCCCGACGCAGTACAAGCGTATATATCTGAAGTACTAAACCTTACACCAGCACATAAGTGGAGCAGTTACCCAAAATTTGTAGATCCTTCGCAGGAAAGCAATCTACCTAGTAACTATGACCTAAGACCAATCCAGTAATGTTTAAGGACACGCACTTATTCTCACCTGCAGCTACGCATTACCTAGAACATGGGTACTATACCGACGCATTAGACGGTACAAAAGAGTACTATGACCACTGGGATAGAGAACGAGATAGGTGTTTATACGGATTTGAGGTAGATGGGGTACGGATCACGGGATATCACTACTTCTACTTAAACTATTGCCCAATTGACCGAGCAGTAGACGAAGTACTCCCAGATGGGACAGTACAAGCCCGCAGAGAGCGTACATTTCCTGCATTCTACGACGGGGACTACGATTATTACCACGCAGTCGACAAATGTCGTAAGGAAAACAAACATATGTCTGTACTAAAGGCTAGACGTAAGGGTTTTTCCTACAAAGCAGGGTCTATGCTAGCACGTAACTACTTTCACCTGCGTAACTCTAAGAATTTCGTGTTTGCAGAACAGAAGGAATACCTAACTGGGGACGGATTGCTTAGCAAAACATGGGACTTTATATCGTTCATAGATGATAACACAGCATGGACACAACCTCGTCTGATCGACAAGGAAATGCACAAGCAGTCAGGGTACAAGAAGCGTGTTAACGGAACTGACGTAGCATTGGGGATGAAGTCACAAATAATAGGGGTATCACTAAAGGACAATCCGCACAAAGTCAGAGGTAAAGCGGGAGAACTTATATTCTTTGAAGAAGCTGGTTCGTTTTCTGGACTGTTAACTGCGTGGGAGATTGCTATGCCTACAATGAAACAGGGCTCTAAAACACTTGGGACTATGATAGCATTCGGTACAGGTGGTGAAGAGGGGCATGGCTTTGAATCACTAGAAGAATTGTTTTATCATCCGGAAGCATACAACTGCTTAGCCTTTGATAATGAGTGGGATGCAGGAGCTATAGGTACTACGTGCGGATACTTTGTCCCTATCTATCAAAACTTAGATGGGTTTATGGATGAAGAAGGTAACTCCCTGATTAACGACGCTAGAGAGTTTGAAGAGGCAGCTAGAGAAAACAAGAAGAAGGCCAACGATCCAAAAGCACTAGACCAATACATAGCTGAGCACCCATTTACCCCGCAAGAAGCTACACTCCAGACCACAATCAACATCTTTGATGTAACGTCTCTAAAGGAACAATACAATAGAGTCAAAGCGCATAATCTAGAGAAGGAAGGAACTGCAGGCTTACTATTTTACAAGGGAGAAACTGTAGAATTCCGCCCAGACCCGTCAGTCAAACCAATTACTAAGTTCCCACATAGAAAGGATGACAATCTAACCGGGGGTGTAGTGGTATATCAAAACCCATGGAAGACTAAAGAGGGTAATGTACCACATAACATGTACATTATTTGCCATGACCCGTATGCGCAGGGAAAGTCCACAACTAATCAATCGCTTGGGGCAGCATATGTAATAAAGCGCCCTAATAACCTATCCAAACCAGATGACATAATTGTAGCTAGTTATGTAGGACGTCCAGACACACAAGACGAGTACAACCGCAACTTGTTTATGCTAGCAGACTACTACAATGCCAAGATAGGGTTTGAGAATGATCGTGGGGAGCTCATTGCATATGCTAAGCGTTATCGAAAGCTGCATAAACTACAAGAAGAGTTTGAGATGCTAGATAAACGTGAGCTGCAATCAAGAAACGTGCGACGTCAATATGGGATGCACATGACAGAGCAACGAAAACGTCAAGGAGAGCTTTATATAAGGGACTGGTTAATTTCCCCACGAAGTTCTGACGAAGATGGGAATATAAGGCTTAACTTACACGAGATTTATGACGTCGGATTATTACAAGAACTAATTAAATTTAATCATAGGGGTAACTTTGACCGAGTAATGGCCTTTATGATTGGGATGTACCACACTCGAGAGTTATATAATAAAGAGGTAGTGGAAACCATAAACGATATGTCCCAGGACGAGTGGTTCGACCGTAATTATAAATAATTTTTATACTTTTACACGAATGTACGGAGCAGCAAAAATACCGCAACAGAGACTCCCGTTAAGCAAGAAGACAAAGAAGTGGAGAGAGGAGTGTGTAGATGCTTTTATCAATATATCTAAGTTTGGGTTAAGTGAAAGACGCAGCAACCTGAAAGCACTCTATGATTACTATAACGGAGAAGTTGACGAAGCAGATTACAGATACGTAATCAAACCATACGGGAAGACTAGAGAGAACTTTCCATCAAAGCTTAGAAACTACCCAATTATCAAGCCCATCATTGACTTGCTTCTGGGGGAAAAGTCTAAGCGCCCGCTGAATTACACTGTAACTGTAAAGAACGCAGACTCTGTAAGCCTTAAAGAAGAAGCTAAGAAGCAGCAATTGTTGAAGACAGTAGAAGCCATGTTTCTTAGAGAGATTGCAGAACCTAAAGACCTAGAGACTCAACAGATCCAGGAACAGCAACCAATGCTCCCCCCACAAATTATGGAGCAATTCGAACGTACTTATGTAGACGATAGAGCTATCAAAGGACAGGCAGCTGTAAACTACATTATGTATGAGCAGGAGATTTACGATAAGTTTCAAAAGCAGTTCTTCCACTTCCTTGTGTCTGGGGAAACATACTCCCACAAAGGTGTGCGGCGCTCAGAGCCCTTCTATGATGTTATCAACCCCATTGATGTAGACTTTGATAAAGACCCAGATGTAGAGTTTGTTGAAGACGGAGATTGGGCTATAATCAGACGATACGCTCACGCATCTACAGTTATTGATCAGTATGGGGAGTATCTTACAGAAGAGCAGTGCCTAGAATTAGAAGACCCTAAGCACCAGTCTGTAGATACATACCTGCTCTACCGATCAGAAGCTACAGGTGCAGATGATAACATCTATCGCAACAGATTAGTAGAAGTAGTAACTGTATACTGGAAGTCTCGTAAACGAATTGGATTTGTTGCCTACCCCGACCCACAGACTGGGATGATTGAGGAATTTGAGGTAGACGAATCTTATCGTATGCCCGCAGAGATGAAAGAAGCAGGAGCGAAGATCAACTGGGAATGGGTAAACGAAGTATGGGAGGGAACCAAGATTGATGGTAGATTCTACGTCAAGACTAGCCCAATTGCTAATCAGAGAACATCTATAGACAACCCTTCTGTGTGTAAGCTCCCAATCAATGGGTTTAAATACTCAGACATCAACTCAAATAATATCTCGTTGGTTAGTTTGGGTATCCCGTTTCAGATTAATTACAATATCTTCAAGTACCGCATGGAGCTTGCGATCGCACGATCAAAAGACATTATTGCGCAGTTT